TGAAGAATTCAACAGTATTCTTGAGCAAATGCCGGAGCTTGCACGACAGATTGCATCAGGGCTAGGTATTTCTGTTGGCGAACTTCGTAAACGCATGCTTGAAGGAAAACTGTCAGCTGAAGATGCACTGAACGCAATAATGTCTCGCACATCAGAGGTCAACAGTGAGTTTGAAAAGCTCCCGCGCACCGTTGGTCAGGCCACAAACAGCCTCACGATTGCATTCTCTGAACTTGTTAAGTCCATAAATGACGCCACCGGCGCAAGCGGCATCATGGTCAAGGTCATAGACGACCTGGCATCTGTAATCGACCACTTATCAGGCAAGGCTGCAACAGCAACTCAGCAGATGGCCGATCTAACCAGCACAGGAGAGATGTACGCACGACGCGCACGCACGTGGGCTGCAATTGGCCTGGATGGATGGTCAGAGCAGGCCCAGGGTGTTTCGGCACTCAGCAACAAAGCCGCAATGCTGGTTGGTGACCTTGATGCAGTAACAAAGGCTGGCAAGCAGGCGGCAAACAATCAGCCCATCAAGGTCGGCTCATCTGGGGGTGATAGTTCCCAGCTTCAAAAGCTGGAGAAGAACACCAAGAGAAAACTTGAGCTATCCAAACTCGAAGGTGAGGCTCGCGCTCGGCTTCAGGCGCAGTACGATGCTGAAGATGCCGGGATTAATGATGCGGCAAGGATAAAATCCCTGCAGGATGAGTATGCGGCTACTGAGCGCAATACGTCAGCCAAGAAAACGAGCAATGCAGAAGGCAAGAAGTCAGAGACTCAACAAGCTGCAATTAATAATAAATTGGCAGAGTTACAGCAGCGAGCTAGTGTTGCCGCTGGCAGCACGGCAGAGCTTTCACGCCAGCAGACTATCCTGCGTGCCGAGCAGTCACTTGGTGAAGGCGCGACACAGCAACAGATTCAGCTTGCCGGGGAATACGCCGCAAAGGCATATGACAACGCCAAGGCTCTGAAGGAGCAGGCTGCAGCCGAGAAGCATAAGCAGGATGTGCAAAAGCAGTTCCAGCAGATTCAGGGTCAGGCTAATCCGGTAGCAGGCCTGGATAATACCTATCAGCAACAACTGGCAGCTATTGACCAGTACAAACAGCTGTATCCGCAGAAGATTGCAGAGGCAGAAGCGGCGCGGGCAGCCATAGAAAAGCAATATCGCGACCAGCGAATGAGCCTGATGTGGCAGGAGTGGGAGCAGCAGAGCACCGCAACAAAGGTTGCAGGTGCGGCATTTGATGCTTTTGGCTCTACCGCATCAAACGCTCTAACCGGCATTCTGACCGGAACAATGTCACTCAGCGACGCCCTTCGCTCAGTCGGGAGTACGGTGTTGAATGCAGTAATCAACTCATTCGTCCAGATGGGAGTTGAATGGCTTAAGTCGGTCATTATCGGCCAGGCTGGCATGACGGCTGCAACAGCAACGTCGGCAGCAGGTGCCGCCACTCTGGCGGCAGCATGGGCACCAGCGGCGGCCCTTGCCTCTCTTGCCACAGGAGGTGCCAATGCTGCTCCTGCGCAGGCCGGTATTGTCGCTACGGCCGGAGTCGCGCAGGGTTTATCTGTTGCGGGGATGAGGAAAAACGGCGGCCCTGTTTCTGCTGGATCAATGTACCAGGTTGGCGAAAGTGGGTTGCCTGAAATTTACCAAGCTAGTAGCGGAAAGCAATACATGATCCCAGGAGACAATGGCTCCGTTATCAGCAATAAAGACCTTCAGGGCAGCGGCGGCTCGGGAGGCATTGTCATTTATAATAATGTCATCAATAATTCTTCGTCTCAGGTCTCAACCTCTGCTCAGGATAACGGAGATGGAACTGTTACAATAAGCACCATTGTTGCTGACATCAACGAGGGCGGCCCTATTGGGCAGGCGATTAGCAACAACTACACAACCAACAGAAGGGCAACTGAATAATGGCTATAGATTACCCTGACTGGCTGCCCTTGGCGCAAAGAGCAAGCAAAAACCTGACGTTTCAGACACCCTTCAGGGCTGACCAGCCAGCGGTTGGCGCGCCAATTTTTGAGCCTATGACAACGGACGTATCAAGCTCATGGTCGCTAACATGGCTCTTTACTCTCCAGCAGGAAAGAGCTTTCATGCAGTGGCTCAGAAGTCCTTCATACCTGAACAACTGTAACGAGTGGTTCACGATGAATATTGACCTTGGCGGGTCTGGAGTTCAGGCTCAGACGCTGCACTTTACATCCTTTCCGGTTCAGAGCAGCATTAATGGAGGCATCGTTACATGGACGGGAAGTGTCTTGGCTGTCAATCTGAGTAACGATGATGATGAATATGATGACGTGATTGTTGAGCTTTCCCCGGACTGGTTTGGCATTCTTGATGAGGTGGTCAATTTTGATATGCCAATTTATCCTTATTCAGCTCCTCTCGACCTGGTGGTAACAGATGGCAACCCTTAGAGAATTCAAGTCAAAACGCCCGAACCGTAGGCTTTATGAGACGATAACCTTCTCCCATTCATCTTTTGGGACTATCAGGCTCGTCGGGAATGAGATATTCGAAAAGGAGCTTGGAGGAAAAACTTATCTTCCAGTAAGAATGTCTGTCAAGGAGAGCCAGCAGAGCAGCACGCCAGTTATCAATGCGGCAGTGACTTTCTCTCGCCTTGCCATTGACTTTAAGCAGCAGCTTAAACAGTGGTACGGCCACAAGCGTATAGAGCCAATCACGGCTGTTTATGCCCGATTTGATTCTGCTGATACATCTGTTGCTCTGAGGCCATACACGCTGTATGTGAGCAACATTGCCATGGATTCATCAGATGTGACGGTGACACTTAGTATAAAAAACCCACTCAAAGGTAACGTATCAGAGCTTTATGACATTGATGAGTTTCCGGGGCTGCGAAATGTCTGAAGAAGAATTTATCGCTGCAATGGTTGGAAAACCATATGTCAACAGGCGTTGCAGTCTTGATGCTGTGGATTGCTGGGGTCTGGTTGTACTTTATTATCGTCTGGTGGCCGGGATTAATATTCATCATTCGGATAATTACGATTCAGGTAAGGACTTCGTCACCTGCTTCGCTGAAGAAGTGGTTTTTTGGGAAAATCATGACGATCCGGTCATAGGTGGTATATTCGTCTCTTATCGTGGCTCTCACCCTGCTCATGTAGGCATTGTGCTTGGACGTGATAAAATACTCCATGCTAGAGAGAAAACAGCAGTGCGATTTGATCGCATCAAGACATTAAAAAAACTATCAACAAGAGTGGAGTGGCTCACATATGCCGGTTATTCACATCCAGACGATGCCAGGGTTGCCGAGGAAAACAGGAAGAGTTGATGCTGGCACAAACTTTTACCAGTGGCTTCAGAAATCACCATTACCATCTGATATCACCATTCACTATAATGGTCGCGCCATGCTGGAGGATGATGAGCTTTCATTTAACCTGAAAGATGGCGATGTCATTAATATTTTCTGCCAGCCTAAAGGCGCGGTGGGTGACCTGATAGGCACTGTTCTTAAACCTGTCACGCAGATCCTGAGCTTTCTTCTACCAAAGGCATCCTCCCCATCTGTCGGGGGTTCATCAAAAACCTCACCCAATAACAACCTGAAGGCGCAGACTAACACTGCAAGGAACGGGGAAGCCAGGCCGGATAACTTTGGGCAGATACGCTCATACCCTGACCTGTTGCAGGAGTCGCTTTTTGAATACATTAATAACATTAAGTATGTGACAGAGTTCATGGACTTTGGCCTTGGTAAATATGACATTTCCTCCGTTCGCTATTCAGAGTCAAATCTTGGGGCTTTGGCTGGAGCAGCTTACACCGTTTATCAGCCTGGAGAGATCATCCCTGTCATATATGAACCATATGCTTTCGATGATGTTGACGGGCAAGAGGTTTACGGTAGAAACGAGCTTGATGATGGCGGCACTTCAGTTGTCATTGAGTCGGCCACGACAACAACCGTAACTAACGCGCAGTATGCTGGTGGACAGCTTCTTGTTACCATTCCGAAAAACACTGGCTTTGATTATTTCGTTGATCTTTCATTTCCACATGGCGTCACATTTAACTTAAATATCACCTACTCCACACCTACCGGCAATGTAACCGGAGTAGTTCAATTCTCAGGGAACCTCATCAATGCCTAT